ATGGTGAAATTCAGCGCCGGCCAGGAGGCGGCTCTTCGCCTTCTGGAAGGTTCGCAGCGTTATACGTGCCTTGCCGGCGGTACGAGATCTGGAAAGACGTTCCTGATCGTCCGCGCGATCGTCGAGCGCGCGCTCAAGGCCGACGGCTCGCGTCATGCCATCCTACGGTTCCATGCCAATGCGGCTCGCGCATCGATTGCCCTCGACACCCTGCCACGTGTCATGCAGCTCTGCTTTCCGGAGGCGAACCTCAAGGAGCATCGCCAGGACGCCTATTTCGCGCTGTCGAACGGGTCGCGCATCTGGATCGGCGGTCTCGACGACAAGGACCGTGTGGAGAAAATTCTGGGTCTCGAATATGCGAGCATCTTCCTCAACGAGGCCTCGCAAATACCCTACTCGTCGGCGCTGATCGCATTCACGCGACTCGCCCAGGTCATGCCACCGATCGATCAGAAGGCTTTCGTGGATCTCAATCCCGTCGGAAAGACGCATTGGACCCACGTGCTCTTCCGCGACAAGCGGGATCCGGTCTCGATGCAGCTCTTGAAGGATCCCGAGAGCTACGAGCTCGCATTCTTGAATCCCAACGACAATGCAGCGAACCTGTCGAAGGAATTCCTGCGCAGCCTCGAGAATCTACCGGAAAAGCAGCGCAAGCGCTTCTACGACGGCCTCTACGTAGAGGATGTCGATGGCGCGCTTTGGAGCTACGAGGTCATCGACAAGTCCCGCTGTGCGCCCGAGGACATTCCCGAGGACCGGCGAGCTTCCGTGGTCGTCGGGCTCGATCCTTCCGGCGCCGCCAGTCGGGATGATCTCGGTGCCGACGAGATCGGGATCGTCGTCGCGGCACGCGGAACCGATGGTGATTGCTACATCCTTTCGGATCGGTCTTGCCGTGAAGCGCCGGCGATATGGGGCCGCCGCGCGGTTGTCGCGTTTCACGAGTTTCGTGCCGATTGTATCGTCGCCGAGAGCAATTTCGGTGGAGAAATGGTCCGCGCGACGATCGAGGCCGCCGATCGTGACGTTCCGGTGCGCCTCGTCACGGCAAGCCGGGGCAAGGCGGTGAGAGCCGAGCCGGTATCGGTACGCTATGCACAGGGGCGGGTTCATCATGTCGGTAGGTTCGCCAAGCTCGAGGATCAGCTCTGCGCGTTTTCCGCGGCCGGCTATGTGGGAGCCGGCAGCCCCGACCACGCGGATGCGGCGATCTGGGCCTTGACCTATCTGTTCGGGGCGGACGACGGGGCCGGCATCATCGAGTTCTATCGGCGCGCGGTGCAAGCGGACGGCAAGCCCCGGTAGGCAATGCGTCGGAAAATGTCCGATGCGCGACCCGACCAAAGATCGTCGAGACACGAAGGAACCCTCATGGCCGAGCGTGGCGCGGGGCAACGACATTGGTCGCTGAGCCCTTATGAAGTGAATGTCAGCTTCGCCGCAGGGACGAAGGCCGGCAATGGCGGGAGCTGGTTCGGCCCCTCGACTCCGGTGACGCCACTCGCACCGCCCGAGATTGCGGGGCGGCAATGGGATTTTCCCGCCGGCTACAATCTCTCGACCCTGTCGCGGCCCTATGAGCCCGTCACCTTCGCGACCTTGCGTGCGCTGGCCGATGGCTACGATCTCCTTCGCCTCGTTATCGAGACACGTAAGGACCAGGTCGGCAGCCATTCGTGGACCATTAATCAACGAGACGGAGCGTCGCAGTCGCCATCGGTCCAGGAGCGCATCGCCGCGGCCAGGGCATTCTTGGTGCGGCCCGACGGAGCCCACTGCTTTGTAGATTGGCTGAGAATTCTCCTCGAGGAGGTTTTCGTGACGGACGCGGTGGCTCTCTACATGAGCCGCGACCGAGGCGGGCGTCTCAGGGCCTTGATGCCGCTCGACGGCGCGACCATCAAGCCGATCCTCGACACTTGGGGGCGGACGCCGCAACCCTATGTGGAGAACGGCACGACGGTCTACCCGCCTGCCTATCAGCAGATCCTGAAGGGCTATCCGGCGATCGACTACTCGGTTCGCGACTTGATCTACCGTCCCCGCAACCTACGCGTCAACCGTGCCTACGGCTTCAGTCCCGTGGAGCAGATCGTCACGACTGTCAATATCGCCTTGCGGCGGCAAATGTATCTCCTCGACTATTTCACGGAGGGGAATATTCCAGATAGCCTGATCGGCGTGCCGGAGAACTGGACCCCGGATCAGATCGCAACGTACCAGAAATATTGGGATGCTTATTTCGATGGGGACCAGGGACGTCGTCGGAGGGCGAAGTTCGTTCCAGGCGGCGTCGCGAAAACCTACGTGCAAACATCCGAGCCGGAGCTGAAAGGCGCATTCGACGAGTGGCTGGCGCGACTCGTCTGCTTCGCACTCTCGGTGTCGCCGCAAGCTTTGACGCAAACGATGAACCGCGCCACTGCGGAGACGCAAAAGGATCTCTCAGAGGAGGAAGGGCTCGCGCCGATCCTCGGATGGGTAAAACGCCTCGTCGACGAGATCCTTGCCACTGAGCTCGATGGGGACGATCTCGAATTCCACTGGTGCAGTGAAAGCCAGATCCATCCACTCGAACAAGAGAAGATCTTGTCGAGCTACACGTCGAGCGGAATCCTCACGATCAACGAAGCGCGCGCCGTACTCGGCCGTGGGCCGTTCTCCGACGTGTCGGCCGATCGTCCGATGATCCTGTCGAGCTCGGGCTATATCGCGCTTCCGGAATAGCGATCTTGGAACGTGTCGAGCTGCGAGCGCAGAATGCGCGCACGGCCACCGCATCGTGTCGTTTACAGCGGCCTATGTTGGCTATCCTACGCATCGAATAGTGGAATTCTATACCTCCGTGCCTTCACAGCAAGATCGGGGCGCGATGGAAAGGCCGAGCATTGGTCCGACCTTTCACGCGGACGTAGGGCCAATTCACGGCAGACGAGCATGTTGCGAATGCGTCAGCCTACTCGAAGCACAGCCGCTGCCGATGGCGGCTCTATTGTTGGAGTTGCGGATGGGTGACCTATCCCTGTTCATTCCGATCACCAAGGTCGATGCCACGCAGCGACTTGTCTATGGCATCGTGACTGCGGAGGTCGAGGACCGGGCCGGTGAGATCTGCGACTACACGTCGACAAAACCGCATTATGAGCGGTGGTCGAGCGAAATCGCGCAATCGACCGGCGGCAAGTCGCTCGGCAATCTGCGTGCAATGCATGGCCCCGTCGCCGCGGGCAAGGTGACCGCGATTACCTTCAACGACGAGGCAAAGCAGGTCGAGATTTGCGCCAAGGTCGTGGACGAAACCGAATGGATCAAGGTTACTGAGGGTGTCTATACCGGATTCTCCCAAGGCGGCGCCTACGAGCGGAGATGGGTCGACGAGGCAGGGTTGACGCATTACACCGCTGTGCCGAACGAAATCTCGCTCGTCGATTTGCCTTGCCTGCCACAGGCTCGCTTCGAGATGATCAAGGCGGATGGAACGCGTGAGCTGCGAACCTTCGAGCCCGGCTCGCGCATCATGGAGCGACTCGAGGAGATCCTTCAAGGACTCGGCTGGCTCGAAGAGCTGTCGAGCGACGAGCTCGACGAGGTGCCGGACCTCGCAGAACTGATCGGCGATGTCCACGACCTCGCCGCACGCCTCGCATCGGTCTCGCGCTCGCAGGAGACGGCCAAGCAACCGTCCCGCGGGCGAGGTCGCCGAGGTTCCCGGATAGGTGCGAACGCGACCAATCAAGCAGAAAAGGCAGCACGTGACGGATTATCCTACCACGCGGACCAATTCCGTCGAAACTACGAAGATAGCCGAGGCCGTTCAGAGCCATACCCTGGCACGGCTGGCGGGATGAGCGCGAATCGACAAGCCGACAGATCGATCCGATGGGGTCTCGAAAAGCGAATAGATTTGCTTTCGACGATGCTGGAGGATGTTCTGCAGCGAGTCAAGAACATCGAGAAGCAACCCTTGCCGCTCCCACTGACCGGAGGACCGCGGGTCGTCGCGAAGCACGAGGACGGGTTTGCGGATCTACACGCAACAGGCACGATCGATTCCATGCTCACGGATCCGGAAGCCTTGTCCATACTCGCTATAAGGCTCGCGCAACGAAACGGGCGTGCCAATTTTTGATGACCCTACCATTCTAGGGTAGCCCACGATCTACGGCCGAAGCATCGCTCATTCAGGCAAGGATCCGTCCCGGGAGACGGTGCCTATCCGATCCTTTCGACCAAATTCGCTCTGTATAGAAGTTATCAGCGCCACAACCGTCCGCGACTCACTCGATGGCTCGCTGCCACTAGGAGCAAGACATGACGATCCACACTGATGTTCAGGATATTCTGGACAGGCTGAAGGCCGCGCAGCGAAGGCCGCTCGGCGATCCGAGGTTCAAGGATCTCGCTGCTCTCGGCAAATCGACGTTCGGGCAAAGCGCGAGTGCAACCTCGGGTCTGACCTTTTACGACCTCGAGCTCGGCGCGAAGTTCCTGTATCCAGTACTGACGCCCTTGCGGAACACGATCCCGCGCGTTTCCGGCAAAGGAGGAATCCAGGCTGCCTGGCGCGCGGTGACCTCGATCAATACGACTGGGCTGCGGTTCGGCGTCTCGTCTGCCAATCGTGGCGGCGTGCTGGCGGTCGCGACCCAGGACTATACCGCCACATACAAAGGAATCGGCGTCGAGACGAGTGTGGATTTCGAAGCGCAATATGCCGGCCAGGAGTTCGACGACGTCCGTGCTGTCGGTGCCAAGACCGGCCTCGAGGCGTTGATGCTCGGCGAAGAGGCGATGATTCTGGGCGGCAATACTTCGGTTGCTCTGGGCACGACTCCGACTCCGACGCTTTCTGCATTGTCCATCGGCGGAATCCTCGCCGCACAGTCCTGGTCCGTCACTTGCGCCGCGATGACGGTCGACGGCTTGATGAATGGTAGTATCGAGGCCGGGGTGCAAGGCTCCATTACCCGCACGAACGCGGACGGCACGAGCGATACCTTTGGTGGAGGGCTAGCTCGAGTAAGTGAAAATGCGACCGTCATGACAACCGGTGCAACCGGTTCGATCACGGCGAGCGTCATGCCCGTGCCCGGCGCAGTCGGCTACGCGTGGTTCTGGGGAGCGGCCGGATCCGAGGTGCTCGGCGCGATTACAACCATCAACTCTGCCGTGATCACGGCGCCGGCTACCGGGACGCAGACAGCCGCGTCGCTCGGCACGAGCGACAACTCTGTCAATTCGCTGGCGTTCGACGGACTGATCTACCAAGCGGTCAAGGCTGGCTCGGGCGCCTACTTGCTGCCGATGCCGACTGGTATCGGAGGCGCCGGCACACCGTTGTCTGCGGACGGATCTGGAGGAATCGTCGAGATAGACCTCGTCTTGAAGTCAATGTGGGACAACTATCGTCTGTCACCCGACACTATGTGGGTAAGCTCACAAGAGGCAACGAACATTTCTAGAAAAGTGCTGCTGGGAGCCCAAAATGCTGCGCAACGCTTCGTGTTCGAAGCTGCCCAAGATATGGTTGGGGGCGGCATCATGGTCCGCAGCTACCTCAACCGCTACTCGATGCAGGGTGGTAGCGTAGTGGACGTGAAGGTCCATCCGAACATGCCGGCCGGCACGATCCTTTTTACGACTAAGATGCTGCCCTATCCGCTTGCCGGGGTCGGAAACGTAATTCAAATTCGCACGAGACAGGACTACTACCAGATCGAATGGCCGCTTCGCACGCGGAAATATGAATACGGCGTATATGCGGACGAGGTCTTGCAGAACTATTTTCCACCATCGATGGCCCTGATCACAAATATCGGCAACGGGTGAGGCCGACGCAGATGCTTTCGATACGGGTTCAGTGCTGCTGGTATTGGTGTCAATGATTACATCCGCAGGGATAGTGCTGATGAAGCTTCGTGTTCCTCCTGGCTGCGGATCCGTCTCGTATCGAGGCTGTCCGCTAGCGATCGACAGCGACAGGACGATCGAGGTCGACGAGACAGCAGCCGGAATCCTTGCCGCACACGGCTTCGGGTCGGGTCTGCTGTCGGAGACGAAGCCCCAGTGCGAGCTCGAGCGGAGAGACGAGATCGCCGAGCTCAACCGAAGCGGCCTTTTCGCACTCCTCCGGTCGAAAGGCGTTTCAGTGGCCTTGCCGATTACCAACAATGCTCTCCGGGCCGCCGCCCGGAAGGCTCTCGAGCGACCTGCCGAATAGATGCAGGCAAAGCGAGCGGTGAGTTGTCGCACCCTATAGTGTCCGTCTCCCGATTCTCGTGCGCATCGGACGTGCATGCGGCCAAATGGCTCGACATCATGACGGCAGTGGGCTGACGCCGAGTGTGTAGCATGCTACCTCGATACAGGGAAGAAGGGTCGCATCATGGCGCTACTCAACGATCTTGTGCGCATTCCCGATCTCAAAAGTTGGCTGGGCGTGTCGGGAGATGACGATGACCTTCTTCTCGAGAGGCTTGTCTCGCAGACGAGCCGCGCGATGCTCAGCTATCTCGATCGGCCGTCAATTCTCCCCGTGGTCTATACCGAATGCTTGGACGGAGGGAACGAGGCGGCGATCTTGCTACGAGAGTGGCCGGTTACATCGGTTGTGTCCTGTACGCTGAATGGTGTAGCCATCCCACCCTCGCTCGGCATAGGCGGGTCGATCGGAACGGGATATGTCCTCGATGTCGCGGACTTACTTCCTCCTGGGCGTATGCAAAGGCTGTCCCTACGTGGCTGGACCTTTGTGCGGGGCGTGCAGAATGTCTCGATATCCTACCGCGCCGGTTATCAGATCACAAACGAGGTCGGAGTCGTTCCATTAGCCGCGCCATACGAGGTAAGGGTCTTGGCACCGCACGGGAGTTTTACGATCGACGTCGGTGTCCAGGACGCGACAGGCTCTTCCCTTTCAAGGGCCTCGAGCGTCCCGGGGGCCGGACAATATGCCTGCTCGGACGGTGTGTATGGGTTTTCGAGTGGAGACGCCGGAGCGCTCATGCAGGTCTCGTATGGATATGTGCCGAGCGACATCGCTCGATGCTGCATCGAATGGGCCGCTGATCAGTACCAGTATCGAACGCGGATAGGACAGGATACAAAATCTTTGGGCGGGCAAGAGAGTGTTTCGTTTATTGTCAAGGACATGCCGGATTTTGTCAGGACGGTCCTGCAGCCATATAGGCGGGTTGTCACGCCGTGATGAGATCCAATGAGCTTCTACAGGGCCGGACCGCCGAACGCTTGTCGAGGCTTCGTGAGTCACTTGTCGTGAAGATCGAGCGTCAAGGTGACAGCGAGGGCCTGCCAAACGCTCTACTCGGTGTATCCGAAGCGTTGCGTTCGGTGGCGTCGAATCATGATGGCGATTCTGAAGCGACGTTAGGGGGTATGGATGACCACGACGCGATACGAAGTCTCGGGGCGAAGCAAGCCGCACGTGAAATTGCAGGCGGAACGCGTTCGATCATCGGCGCGAGATTAGGCGGCAAAAGCTCGATCGGGGTGTCGATTGATCGCCACAAATCGGCCGTCGAGGAAGACGTCGCAAGTGCGTGGGTGCCAGGGACGGACAAAGCAACGCTCGTGTCTGATCTCAAGCAGGCGATTTCCATCGCACTCGGTCGAAGCTGAGGCGACGGGCAAACGGCGGCTTCGGCTGAAAGATCCGGTATCGAGTTGGGAATTCGGAGAAATCATGGTGGCGTCGCCCCGCGAGACTGCAATTGTTGCTCTGAAGTCGCTCGTTGCAGGCGCCTATGCGTGGAAAACCGGGCCGGTCCGCCGTCTCAAGCTGTGGAGCGACGTGTCATTTTCCTGGCGTCCAGCTTGCTACCTCTTCGAAGGCGGAGAGGATGTCTATGCGTGGACCGAGACGGCTCGCCCGAAACGGATCATCGATGTCAGAGTCTTCATTTATCTGAATGCGAAGGCGTCGAGCATCGTCGGTGCTGCTTTGCTCAATGAAGTTATGGATGCGTTGGATGTGGCCTTTGTGGCGAAAGGAGCGGATGAGCTTCTCGGAAGGAACACGCTCGGCGGGGCCGTATATCAATGCCGAATAGAGGGGAAGGTCTTGAAGGATCCGGGCGATCTCGATGGTGACGCATTGCTCGTTGTGCCTGTCCGGATTGTCCTCCCGTGATCGCGGACAATGATGGGGTGGGTCGCTGCACCATATCGATATCCCATGCGATCCAATGTTTTGGATCGGCCCCATCATGAGTGTTCGGTGCATCGCGTCTTGCGCACAATAATGCGCCGGAACAGCTCCCCGAGGGCGGGGCGAAGCGCGAGGACGGTGCCAGCCAGCTTTCGGTATAGCGCTCATAACCGGCGGTCCACCTAGGCCACTACAAAGGGGAAATGCATGTATAGCTTCGGCACGGGCATTTTGCTCGGAACCCGCACCGATATTCCGAATGCGACGCCGGTGAATTTCGGATTGGTCCAGGAAGTGACGATCGAAGAGACGGCGACGATCAAGGAGCTGCATGGTCAATTTCAGCGGGCTATCGTCGAGGCACGCGGCACTATCAAGACCACGGGAAAGGCGAAGGTAGCGCGTATCTCGGGTCTGGCCTTCGCGCACCTGTTCTACGGCGTTACTCCTGTTGCAGGACAGCTCGCGACAGCGTTTGCCGAAGCGGGAACGATACCGGCGTCGTCTCCGTTCACGCTGACGGTCGCCAACGCGGGCGAATACTCCGATGACAATGGTGTGGTGTATCTCGCCACGGGCTTCCCGCTGACCAAGGTCGCCACCACGCCTGATGCAGGAGAATATTCGGTATCGGCTGGTGTGTATTCATTCAACGCGGCGGATACAGCGAAGGCCGTGCTTGTCAGCTATACGTATTCGGTGATTGGGTCGGGACACAAGCTCATGGTGACCAACCAATTGCTGGGCACGACGCCGACGTTTCAGGCGCAATTCTATACGACGTTTCAGGGCCAAGCGGTTTCGTTGAAGCTGAACAACTGTACCTCGAGCAAGCTGAGCTTCAAGACGAAGCTCGAGGATTTTGTCATGCCGGAGTTCGATTTTTCCTGCTTCGCCGATGCAGCCGGCAATGTGATGACGTGGTCATTCGCGGAGGTGTCGTGAGATGCGGCTGCAGCCGGAAAAGATAAAGCTCGGGATACATGAATGGGTCGTGAGGCCGTTGACCCTTCGCCAGGTTCAGGAAATCGAGCCCATTCTCATGGAGGGCACTCGCGCGGCGAATGGCAATATCGGAGCAGCGATGGCGATCGTTGCCATCGCGATCGGGCGTGATGATCCAGAGGCGGCGTCGAAGCTTTGGGATATCGAAGCGACGGCGCCTGAAATCGGCGCCGCTATGGGAACCGTGTTGCGCTTGGGCGGGTTCATTCCGTCGGAGACGCAGGGAGATTCGTCTTCGGGGGAAGCCTTGGCGGGCGCGACGATCTCGGAAGGCGCGCCCGCCTCGATTTCGTGAATCTCTACGCTCGCCTGATGACTTCCTGTGGTTATACCCCAGCGGAGATCGACGACATGCCATTTTGCGACGTTCTCGGCCTGCTTGCCTACTGGCAGGATTTCCCTCCGGTTCACGAGATCCTGAAGTGCGTCTATCGCATCGAGCGCACGGGAGAAGCCGCGGAGATGCCCAGCGCAGCCGATCCGAGCGGTATCGGCGGGCTTATCTCTCGGTTCCCTCAAGGTTTCGTGCGGGACGGCTAGGCAAGTCTCTATGTTGAACGCGATCGCAGTGGAAGCAAGGATTCGTTACTATGTCCGATGATGTCGTCATCAAGCTGAACGCCGACGTTTCGGATCTGGAGCGTGGGCTACGCGACGCGGCGACGGCGATGGAGGCTACGCTAGGTGCGTTGCGCGGCGGTGCGGCGCAGCTAGATGCATCCTTCGCGTCAGTGTCCCGCGGTTATGCCACGAATGCGGCCCAGCGAGTTTCGAGCATTCAGGCGTCGAGTGTCGCCGAGCTTTCGGCTGCTCGGCAAACCGAGGCGGGTCGGTACGCTATCGCGCTGAATGGGGTGCGGGAACAGATTTCCCTGGTTCGCCAGCAAGCGGAAACTGCACAGATTTCTCGTCAGCAAGAGCTCACGAGCCTCCTTGGCCTCGACCGTCAGCGCGAGGAGATCGAACGTAGGCACCAGCAGTTCCTGGCTGGGACCCATCGTCAGGGAACTGCCGGATACGCCGCGGCTCAGGCCAGGATGACCGGGATCGCGAGCGAGTCGGCGCTCCGGCGACAGGAGATCGAGCGATCTGTTACGTCACAAATTCAGCATGACTATCGACGTTCGTTCGATCAAATCGGTGCGAGCGTTTCGCGATCGATTACAGGCATGATCGCGGGCACCACATCGTTCCGAGACGCAGCACGAAACATCTTGTTGCAAGTTATCGAGTCGTTCATTCAGGCCCGCATTCGCATGATCACGGATTGGCTTGCCGGCGTTGCCGCGCAGACCACTGCGACGGCGGCTGGTGAGGCGTCGAAAACCGCGGCGGTCGCCGCTGGGACCTCGGCCCGTGCGAGCCTGGAGACGAGCGCGGCAGCGACCTCTGGGCTCGGCATCATTACCAACATACTGAAAAGCATTTTTGCTTCGGCGGCGCAAACCTTTGCCGGCATCTTCGGATTCCTGTCACCGATCATGGGACCGGCGGCAGCAGGACCGGCGCTCGCGGGCCAGGCCACGGTGCTCGGGGTGGCGAGTGCTTTGCCGGCCTTCGAGGTCGGGTCGTGGGAGCTCCCAGGCGACGTGATCGCGAAAGTGCACAAGGGAGAGATGATCGTGCCGGCAGGCCCGGCCTCGGCTTGGCGCTCGGCGCTCGACGGTGGGCCGCTCGGAGCGGGCGGTAGTCACGTCACGGTGAATCATGCAACCCACTTCAACGTGAACGCGCTCGACGGAGCAAGTATCAAGAAGTTCTTCAAGAACAACAACCAACTGATCATGCGTACGATCAATGACGGCGTGCGCACCGGTGCGCATCTCGGGCTCGGCAAGCTCGGCTCGGCCTAGCCAGTCGATAGTAGCGCAGGATAAATGACCTACATCAATGGAGTCAATCTTCTTCCGGGAACCGGAGAGTTCACCTATGATACGGTGGCTCACCTCGGATACCGGCCGGGAAGCGACGCTACGGCCGTACCGATCAATGTTTACGAGTCCGGAAAGACAGCCGATACCTATGCCGGGGAGGATACTGATTTCATCAAGTCGATTGCCGGGCTCGACGCGGAGTTCCCGCAGTGTACGACAGTCGCCCTGGTCATCGCGTGGTTCTTCAATTCGAGGACAGCCGGGTCGTGCAGCATCTATCCGTCGACGACCTACATCAACGGATCATTCTACACCTGGTCCGGATCGCAATGGGTGCCGGATTCTTGGCGGGTCTCGGGCCTGACACAAGCCTCCTCTGGCTTGATCCCTATCTCGTCGAGTGGTGGTCGGTTCAGCTACGGCGGCACGCCGTCGGACCAAGCTGTCTTCAACGCGATCCGGCATCTCAAGGATCACGGCAAGCGGGTAGTGTTCTATCCGTTCTTGCTGGGCGACATTCCCGACGATTTCCCGTGGCGTGGGCGGATCACGCATACTCCGGACAAGTCCTCGGGTGCGGCGGCTGCGATCGCGGCATTTCTGGGAGCTGTGGAGCTGAACGACTTCGCCCAAGACCTGCCGAACAGGACGGTCGATTATCTCGGCGCCAGCTCGACGGATTGGTCCTATCGGAGGATGATTCTCCACTATGCCAATCTCTGTGCCATAGCCGGGGGTGTGGACCTTTTCCTGATCGGGTCCGAGCTTCGTGGCCTCGAAACCATTCGCGGCTCCGCATGGACCAAGGCCGGGGCCGCGGGGAGCGACGGCAAGGTCACATGGGACTATCCTTTCGTCGATGGGCTGAAGGCTCTCTCCGACGATGTGCGAACGATCTTCGACACAGCTGGCCTGACGAAGAACCCGACGACGAAAAAGAATCTGATTTCCTATGCTGCTGATTGGTCGGTCTGGATGGGATCTCAGCATCCCGGCGAGGATGGGCAATGGCCTCACCTCGATCAGCTTTATGGGCACTCCAGCATAGATCTCGTCTGCCTCGACAATTATCACCCCTTGTCAGATTGGACTACGGGTATCGGTGGGATCGATGTGCGGCATTGGTCGGAGTCGAAGCCTTCGGGGTCATGGCCGCCGCCTGCGAGCATTATGAACGGGCTAGGGCTCACCGGCGCGCCGACCCTGTTGTCGAAGGATTACTTCAAGGCGAATATCGAGGGCGGCGAAAAGTTCGACTGGTACTACGCAGGGCCGGACGCGAACCTCGGTCGTGGGTTTGATCCCAACGGTGCCGGGGCTCAGGTGTCACGGCCGGAAGGCAACAGGCTCGCACAAATCCGATCTCCTTTCTATCCGGATCAGGAGCTGCTCGCGAGCAAGCATATCAGGTGGTGGTGGAAGCATTCCCACAAAGCGATCTACGATACCGGCTCGGGTTGGGTTCCGCAGGGATCGGACACGAAATGGGTCTCCCAATCCAAGTCGGTCGCCTTTACGGAATACGGTTTTCCCACCTGCGACAGGGCGACGAACCAGCCGAACGTCTTCTTCGATCCGAAGAGCTCCGAGAGCTTTTCGCCATTCTGGTCGGTTTGGGAGTCGGTATTTGGAGGCGATTATGTCCCGCGGGTCGATCGTACGATCGTCCTTCTGGCATTGCAGGCAATTCACGAATATTGGTTTGTGGACGGCAACAATATGATCTCGGGCTCTGGGATCGCGATGCTCGATCAGGCCTTCACATCCGTGTGGGCATGGGATGCGAGGCCGTTTCCGACATTTCCGCAACGTGACGATGTATGGGGTGACGCGCCGAATTGGTCCGCGGGAAACTGGATACAGGGCAAAAGGCCATTTCTCGTACCCGCGAGCCCCGGTTCGCCACCTGGGCCCGGCCGCTATCCCGCATTTCCTGTGCTCGTCGGCGAGGGCTGGTCGGTGCGCTACACGCCGGTGTTCGCGACGATCCAAGTCGAGCACGTCTCGGGCCGGGAGGCACGGTCGGCGCGGACCTCCGCGGCGCTGCTCGAGATCGAGATCACCTATGACGTGTTGCGTAATCCTTCGGCGGGTGCAGGATCACCTGGCGAGCTCGAAGCATTGGTGGGGTTCTTCGCTGCTCAGCGAGGTGCCGGTACGCCGTTCACTTTGTCTGTGCCTGCGGCGCTCGGGCTCGGGGCGTCGATTGTTGGACGCTTTGCCGACGATCGGCTCGAGCTCGAGGAGTTCATGGCACGGCTCTGGCGTGGTGAGCCTGTGAAGATCGAGCAGCTGAGAGGTGAATAATGCCGACGCCTCCGTCATTCCCCGTGCTCATGGGCCAAGGCTGGTCGGTCAACAAGCGCCCGTCGTTCTCGACACGGGTTGCGAGCCACATATCCGGGCGCGAGGTCCGCGCGCCGTTTTTTTCTCATCCACTGTACGAGTTCGAGTTGACCTTCGACGCGCTGGATTCGAATGGATCATTTCCCGGCCTCGGGGCGAATTCCTTCCAGAGCCTCATAGGCCTCTACTTGCAGTGCCAAGGTAGCTTTGGGACATTTCTCTATACCGACCCAACCGATTGCTCGGTGACCGCGCAGCTGGTTGGAATCGGTACTGGGTCGCAGGCCGTCTTCGTGTTCCAGCGACCGCTCGGAAGCGTGGTGGAGCCCGTGTCCTATGTTAAGATCGTATCGAATGTCTACCTGAATGGGGTGAACCAGCCGAGCGGCTGGAGCTTGACGCAGCCGCGCACGCTGACATTCACGAGCCCACCGGGAAATGGCACCGCAGTGACGGCGACCTTCAACTACGCATTCGAATGCAGGTTTCTCGAGGATCAGGTCGATTTCGAGAACTTCATGAGCGGTTTGTGGAAGGTCGAGAGTCTGAAGTTTCGGAGCGTGAAGGCATGAGATCGGCTTCCTCGGCACTGATTGCCCAATTGAACGCGCTGCGCGCCGGTGATGCGCCGGCGCTCGTCGCCGACCTCTACACATTCACCCTGCGAACGGGCCTCGTGCTGACCTACACGAATGCCGACCTTCCGATCATGTGGAACAGCTACACCTATCTCGCCAATTCGATGCTCGTGGATGGCCTGAGATTCAAGTGCGCCGCTGGCCTCGACGTGGATCAGCAGCAGATCACGATCATCGCGCGGCCGACGGATACCATATCCGGGGTCCCGTTTCTCCAAGCGCTTCGAAACGGCGTCTTCGACGGATGCAATATTCAGCGCGAACGGGCTTTCTTGACGGCTTGGAACGTCGCTCCGATCGGGGCGGTGATCCTGTTCAAGGGCCGGATCGGAACGATCGACAGGATCGGACGGACAACAGCGGAGATCACGGTCAACTCGGACCTTGTGCTTCTGGATATCGACATGCCGCGGAACATCTATGCGCCGAATTGCCAGCATGTGCTCTATGACTCGGGGTGTGGGCTCGACAAGGAGGCATTCGGCGCCGATGGGGCGGCTGGAGGCGGCTCGACCGCTTCTGTCATCAATTGGTCGTCCTCCTCGATCGCCTATAAGCAGGGCACGATGACGTTCGCATCCGGCGCGAATTCAGGTGTGGCGGCGACGATCAAGGACGCTACATCGAGCGCCTTGTTCCTCGGCTATCCGTTGCTGCACGTGCCGGTCGTGGGGGATGTGTTCACGGCCTACCAGGGATGCGACCATACTCGTGCGACTTGCATGTCGAAGTTCGATAACCTTTTGAACTTCCGTGGGTTCCCCTATATCCCGCCGCCGACAACCGCGTTTTGAGCATGGACCGGTGCCCCGACGTCGTCGGCGATCTTCCGCCGCGGCGAGACCGGAATTCGGGCGATGACCGCGCGGTAAATGGGGCGTCGCGACAGCGAGATCGCGTGATCGCCGAAGCTCGCAAATGGATCGGCACACCGTATCATTGCCAGGCGGACGTTCTCGGTGCCGGGGTCGATTGCGGCATGTTGATCGTCCGTGTCTTCGTGGATGCCGGGCTGTGCGCGCCCTTCGACCCACGGCCATATTCCGACGACTGGTTCCTGCATCGGTCCGAGGAGCGCTATCTCGGATTCGTCCTCGACCGCTGCAGGGAGGTTCAAGTTGCTCGGCCCGGGGATGTGACGGTGTTCCGCTACGGGCGCTGCTATTCGCACGGGGGGATCGTGACCGTTGCCGAGCCAATGACCATTGTTCATGCCTACCAGCCGGCGGGGCGCGTGATCGAGGAGCTCGTCGACGCAAACAGCATGCTGTCGGAGCCGCGTCGCCGGCCGCGCTTTTTCTCGTATTGGGCATAGGCTTCAGGGAATGGGATTCCTACGCAAGCGCGGGCCGAGGCCCGCAGAGGTCACGCAGTATTCCGGCCTACAAATCCAATCGTCGAGCAATGCTGTTCCAATTGCGATCTGCTATGGCATCAACAAGGTTGCCGGAAATGTGTTGTGGTATGGCAACTTTCAAGCGCTGCCTCAATATTCCAAGAAGGGCGGTAAGGGGGGCGGCCGGCAAACCTTGGCCGGCTACAACTATACGACGGCATTTGTTCTCGGGTTGTGTGAGGGTCCGATCGAGGCAGTTGGTAGGGTGTGGAGGGACCAGGGGGTCTATGATCCGGCGTATCTCTCTATCGGGGCCGTTGCTGGATCGTCGACGCAGGGGCCTTCAGGGGTCATATCGGCCTATGCCCCGTCGCAGGCCCTGGCCTATCGGGGACTCGCCTATGCCGAGTCGTACATCTATTTCCTCGGGTCTACGGCGACGATCGGCAATCTTCAATTCGAGATCTACGGGCGGAAGTACCAGACCGCTTTCGTCAACGGATACGATGCGGATCCGGCCGAGGTCATCTATGATTTTTTGACCAGCGCGCAATACGGTGTTGGATTTCCTCCTGAATCGATCGACGCCACGACGCTCTTCGGTGCGTCCGGTGGCAGCTCCTATCAGGCCTATTGCTGGGCACACGGAATCGGCATCTCGCCGGTGCTCGCGAACCGGGAATCGGCCAACTCGACGCTGAAGAGGTGGCTTCATCTCACGAACAGCGAGGCTGTATGGTCGGGAGGCAAGCTGAAGTTCGTTCCCTATGGCGATTCTGTCGTGGAAGGTGAGTGGGTCGATCATACTCCGGTTCGGTTCAGCCCGAACGTGATGCCGATCTACTCACTCAGCGATGACGATTTCGTAGGGGGCTCGGACGACGACCCGGTCCTGGTCGAGCGCAAGGACGAGGCCGCGATCTTCAATGTGCAACAGCTCGAATTTTCTGATCGGGTGACAGGCTATAATTCCTCGACGATCACGGTATGGGACCAGAATTCGATCGAGGAATTTCGCCGGCGCGACGGATCGACCGTCACCGCGCACGAAATTTGCGACAGGAAAGTCGCGCAGACCGTCGCGCAGCTGATCCTTCAGCGCGAGGTCTACATCCGCAATTCCTACACGTTCAAGCTGTCCTTCGAATATTGCCTGCTCGAGCCTATGGACATCGTGTCGCTGAGCGATGCAGCTCTCGGGCTCGTCGCGGGGCCTGTGCGAATCTTGTCGATCGAGGAGGATGACGACGGTCTGCTCACGGTGACGGCCGAGGAATTTCCGGGCGGCACCGGTTCGGCGGTTGCCTATCGGGTCCAAGGGAACGAGGCGTCCATCCTCGACCGAAACGTCGTTGCATCCACGGTCACCCCACCGGTGATTTTCGAGCCGCCGTCCGGTCTCACCGGCGGGGAGCGTCAGATCTGGCTCGCTGCTTCGGGTGGGCTTGCGACGGTGTGGCGGCTCGAGGAGGATAGCTCGGGAGACGTGCATATCGTTTCGGCGACGCTCGGGTCGCAGGCTTTGGGGTCCGCAGTTGCCTTCTCGGCCTATGTTTTGGCTGGGGAGCGGAATTCCTGCCGGCTCGGCATTCACGACGGGGTCGCAGTTCAGAGCGTGTCGTTCGACCTCGCGACGGGCGCGTCTTCCGGGGCGACCGCGGGAATCACGGCGTCGTCGATCGCGTCTGTCTCTGGTGGGTCCTGGTATCTCGTCGAGGTCACATGTGGCATGGCGGCGGCGGCGGCGGCGGTCGTGTCGATCGTGCTCGAAAATCCGATGGGTACGATTTCCTACGCGGGTGCAGCGGGGGATGGGCTTTTCGTTTGGAATCCGGAATTCGCTTCCGCTGGAGCATCGCCATCGATCATCGCGACACCCATGGTGTCGAGCGGTGCGACCTTCGACCCGGATGCCCAAGATCCTCCCTCTGGCGTCGAGGGGAATGCGGACCCTTATTGGGGAGGCTGCATCATCCATGTTTCGACAGATGATGCGACCTATGGGCAGATCGGGCAGATCAATGGTCCGGCCCGCCGAGGGAGGGTCGCCGGTGACACGGGAACCGTTCTCTCGGTCAGTCTCGTCGAGAGCGGCGCGACGCTGGATTCGGCCTCGGTCAGCGATGCGCAGAACGAGGTAACTCTATCCTTGGCCGGGGACGAGCTTTTGGCTTATGGTGGTGCGGCGCTCATTGGGCCTAACACCTATGACTTGGCGAACCTGGTGCGTGGTCTCTATGGCACTTTCAGCGGGATGCATTTTGCCGGAGAGCGCTTCGCGCGGCTCGATGATGCGATCTTCAAATATCCGATCCCGGCGGGATACGTAGGTCGGATGCTCTACCTGAAGTTCCAGAGCTTCAATATCTTCGGGCAGGCCTTGCAGGACTTGTCGACCTGCGCAACCTACACCTATGTTCCGAGCGGGGCCGGCGCCGGGCTCGGACCGATCATGGAGCAGCTTGCGCTCGGCGCAGATGCTGACCTCGGGCTTGTCACCGATGCCGTAACGATCGAGGAGGACTTGAGCATACTCTCCTACGCGCCAGGCACCACCGTAGATCTTGGAGCGCTTGCATGAGCGGACGGCTACTCCGGCGACGCGGCACCGCAGCCGACCACGCGACCTTTACCGGTGCGGAAGGTGAATTTACCTACGACAAGACCAACAAGCGGATCATCGCGCATGATGGTTCGACGACCGGCGGGATTCCCGCGGCGAAACTTTCCGAGGTCGTGACCGCCACGAGAACGGCCGTTTCCGATGCCGCCTATACTGTCCTGACCACGGATCGCATTGTCGCCTATACGTCGATCTCCGCGGCTCGTACGGTCTCGCTGCCGGCGGCGAGCACCTATCCGGTCGGCGCGCCGCTTTGGGTCATCGACGAGAGCGGATCTTGCTCTGGAACGAATACGATCACGGTGGCCAGGGCCGCGGCGGATACGATCGACGGTGCGACGAATGCCGTCCTCGATGCGCCTTACGCAGCGATGTGTCTCACTTCGAACGGAATGAGCAAATGGACACTCATTTCCGGGGAGCCGAGTCTTTCGCCCGCGATGGTCGGGATCAATGCGACGCCCGACTCGACGAACCGGCTCTCGGTGAATTCGAGCGCTTTGCTCTTCAGCAATGTCGGCAACGGGGTGCAGGTCAAGGTCAACAAGAACGCTGCAGCGGATACCGCGTCCTTCCTTTTCCAGACGGGGTTCTCGGGTCGGGCGGAGATTGGGACGACTGGCGACAATGATCTCCACTTCAAGGTGTCACCGGACGGGTCGAATTTCTACGATGCGATCCAGCTCGCTGCTTCATCCGGGATCGTGATCCTGCCGATCGGCCAACTCAAATTCCCGGCCGTGCAAAATCCGTCGTCGGACGCAAACACACTCGATGACTACGAAGAGGGAACCTGGACACCCACGCTACGATTCGGCGGTGCAACAACAGGCATCACATACACGACACAGCTCGGGCGTTACACGAAGATCGGGAATAGAGTTTTTGCGGACATCAATATCGCTCTATCGTCCAAGGGCACCGCAACTGGTACCGCTACAATCGCGGGCCTGCCATTCCCCCAAGCCGCATCCGTCAACGGGTGCGTCATGCCGTCCTACTACGGAAATATGACCGGCCTTACAGGTGGACTATCGGGCTACGTCAGTGTATTCGGGACGACTGCAACAATTAACCAGGGCGGTGCCACCGGTGTCGCCGCGGTCACTGACGCCAACTTCACGAATTCCACGCAGCTTCAACTGCATCTCGATTATTTCGTCTAGAGTGCCCCCCGTTCGTGCCGATCGGGAAGCGTAACAACAAGAAATCGTGCTTGGAACGGCCAAGACAAAATTGTTGCAAATTGCGAATGCAACGATAGCAGATGCGCCCTGCGCTAAGCTTTCCCAATGGAGGAGGTGGCTTTATGGCCATCATGATTGCTCAACCGCATACATGGACTATGCTCGGAACTGGCCCGTTGCGGATCTTTCCGAAGTCATGGCGCCTCGGCCTGATCATTTCGGCCACGCCTCCAGCTCTCGATGATCCGCCGGACGAGATACTTCAGCCGAACATAGGACAGGACTATAATGTCGTGCTTCCTATCTATGTAAAGCCAATGGAAGGGCTCGTAGCTGCGATCGGGGTCTCCCCGATCGCTTCTATTTCGAGCATCAATAATAATGGCTCTAGCAGTAGCAATGGCGACCTCGGCGCGAGCAACGTCCTCGTGCCTGCCAATCTAATTCCACCGGGCATTTCCGGACCGCCGACGGTTGGGTCCATCCTTACTGTCGATCTCGGGATATGGACCAACTCGCCCACAAACTACATGTACCAAATTCTACGCAACGGCGGGCCTGTTGCAGGTGCGGGCGGTATCGTATCGGCGCCTAGCATTGCCTATACGGTCGAAAGCGTCGATAGTGGTGTTGCCTTGACCGTGAGTTCGGCGGCAACGAACGATTATGGCGTCGGTGGCCCGATAACAAGCGCAGGCCTGATGATCGCCTAGCCAATCAGTGATAGGGATGTATGCTCATGAAACGCCATTATGTATACCTAGCGGCAATGGTTGCTGCCGTTTCCGCGGGAACTCGCGCTAACGCTCAGCAGGCGGTCGTTTTGAAGGCCACCGGTGTGAGCAATTGTGCGATCGGGCTTCCGACGCCGGGCGTAACAGGAAGTCCAATTGCTCTAGCAACGGATCTCAACGGTCATCTCTGTCTTATCGGCGGCGGCGGAACGTCAACGAGCTTCACCACCGCATTTCCCTCCGCCGGCATGGCGATCGGCGTCATGGATCACACGGGCATGGGCATGACGCACCTCAAGGCGGATGCGTCGAACAATCTATCTACAATTCTCGCCGGAACTTTGCCGGCCTTCGCGAGCCCTCCGGCTGTGGCTCAATCCGGCACATGGAATGTCGGGCTGAGTGGCGCCCTGCCTGCCTTTGCGGCGGCTCCGACATTCAAGATCGACCAGACCGAGCCGGGGACGACGAATTTGGTCGCGATCGGCGGTACGCTCCCCGGCTTCGCGAGCCCTCCTGCTGTCGCGCAATCCGGCACGTGGAATGTCGGGCTGAGTGGAGCCCTGCCTGCCTTTTCGGCGGCTCCGACATTCAAGATCGACCAGACCGAGCCGGGGACGACGAATTTG